GTGTAAGGAGTGTACGATTAAAAGAATAACAACAAAAAGAAGGATTGATATTGGAGATTGGAAATATCCTGACTGGTGACTTGCAAGAATAACAACTTCAATATATACTAATTAAAGTTCGCCCTAACCTAATGGATGAAGAACACCCTCATATTAATGATCTCTATGAGGATATGGATAGACTCAATGCTTTATATGAGGAACTTATGTGGGCCAATGATGTAGCACTTGAATTTACTGCTGATTATAAGAATAATCGTATTATTATTTCATTAAAGGATGATTCTAAATGATTAACAATGATTGTAAACTTTTGATTAATCTTAATCAATTGGTGAGAGACCGACCTAATGGCCAAGACTTGGACTCAGAACATGTAGATCAAATTGCAAATGATTTACGTCGTAATATGAATTTAGATTCATTTTATGAGCAAGCAGATGTTGCTATCACTGATTATTGTGATGACGTTGGTATAAATCTTAAAGAAAACACTTCACAATCCTTTGGGTTTGTGATTCACGAAGGAGGTAAAAAGTAATGCACGGAAACTTAGAACCTGATGAGGATGTTTTGGACTGGAATATTGAAGACATGAAGAAATCTTATAAGGAAGGTGCAAAGGATTATGATCGTATCATAAAACAGATGCAAGATGAGAAAGAAGAAAATGATAAATGATTAAGTGTAACTATTAAATCAATTACAAGTAATATGAATTTTACTGTTTATTCTAAAGATGGATGCCCTTATTGTACAAAAGTGGTACAGGTGTTAGAGTTAGCAAAGTTAAGGCACGTTGTTTATAAACTAGATGAGCATTTTGATAAACAATCATTCTATGGTCAGTTTGGTGAGGGATCAACATTTCCCCAAGTGGTTATAGATTCTACTAATCTTGGTGGTTGCACCGAAACAGTTCAGTATTTAAAGGAGAAGAAATTAGTCTAATGAAAAAAGTTGACGACTTTGAAACTGTATACGATATGATAGAACATGCTCTTGAGTTTGCTTATCAAGGTAAGATGCAACTTAAGTTCTATGAGTTTTTAAAGTATCGTAAAACAAAAAAGAATGAAGTGGATGCTTTCCTTCAAAGTTCTACTGCAAATGAACTTGCTAATGAAGTAAGAGATTTGCAAGAGTATATTAAAGGAGGGTCAGACAATGATCATAAACAATTGCGTGAGGCATATGGTCACATACCAAAACCTCAGGCAAGAAAAATAGTGGCATACTTAGGAAAAATCCTTGAAGATGCAGTGAGGTATCAGCATGACAGAAGACCAGGAAGACGAAAAAAAAGTTCTAAATAATGACAAACCCGAACTTAATCGGGGAGTGGAATTGTTGTTAAGAAATAGGAGGAAAAAACCAGACCCACCAAAAACATTTCAAGTAAAGTTTGGAAAGTTAATTGCACTATGGAATAGAGAGATTATCTTTCACTTTAATTTTTACTTGGACATCAGAAAAAAATAAACTCTTTGGAGGAGTGCCATGTCAGAAACATTAGTAGTAACGTTGACACTTATGACATTAGTGTCTATCCTTGCAATTATGGTAGGAGGTATGATAGGATGGATGGCAAGACAGCATTCATATGAAACTACTCCTCAAGTGGTGTACACTCATCCAGAAATGTTTGATGCCAATGGACAATTAGTTCCCGATGAAATTTTAGCCCTAAGAATTGAAACTCATGACAACCCCGACGACGAAGAAGACGACTAGAAAACCCAGAGCAAAGAAAACGGTATCAGTAGAAGCACCTCCTGCTATCACTTCTCTTCCTAAACTTCCTTTTGTATTTGAAGTATTAGATCTTACATCCAAACAGATTGGTAATGCTAATAAGGTCAAAGCACTTCAAGCACATGAGTTTGATGCTCTTAAATCTATTTTGAAATGGAACTTTGATAATACTATTGTAAGTCTATTACCACCAGGAGAGGTTCCATACGGCGATGCAGAGGATCAGGATATGTACTCTGGTTCTCTATCAGAAAACATTGCTAGGGAGGCAGCAGGAGGCGAATCAGCAACTGGTCAGGACTTAGATGGTAGAGGAAAGACTTCTTTGCGTAGAGAGTGGGCAAATCTTTATCATTTTGTGAAGGGTGGGAATGATACTCTTAATGCAACTCGTAGAGAAATGATGTTCATCAATCTTCTACGTGGATTGCATCCAAAAGAAGCAGAAGTTCTTATCTTAACTAAGGATAAAGATCTAGGAACCAAGTATAACATTACAATTGATAATGTTAAACAAGCATTTCCTAATATGACTTGGGGGTAATTAAATATGGCAACTGAAACAACTGAAAAAGCAGTAGCACCAAAAAAACCAGAGGATAAATTTAAACCCTCTGATTACTGGTGTGATATTATTTTAGAAAAGACTACACTAGAAAAGGCAGAAGATAGGAGTCTTCCTACTGATGCTTTTAATGTAACGTATGTGGTGGAAGGAGAGACACGTTTAGATGTGACTCGTTCTGAGAAGATGGCAAATGTTTTTGATATGTATTATGATAGGTATGGGAAAGGTGCAGTTCAAAAAATTGATTATGGATGTGGTACGATAAGACCTAATCTATGGGGAATAAAACCACCTGAGAAAAAGAAAAGGAGGAAGGTATGAAAGAAAGTGATGACGAAATAAGGATCCAAATAGATGCCCTTATTCGTGACGAGATTCAGGATAACATAAACCAGTACGTTGATTCTCAAAAAGATTCTAAGGAAGGTGGACTTGGTTTTGTAGGGAAGGAGGGTGAAGAACAATTACAAGTTAACATCCCCCAGTCAGAAGTAGATAAAATTCTTAAAGAATATAAGAGAATTAAAAAAAGTCAGAAATCTAATTTAGGTCAAGTGAAAAAACTTGGACTAGTTGATAAGAGTGGGAGGCCATTGGATGGAAAAGATTGATACTCAGGGGATGAGTGGTGAGGCAGTAAAAGGATGTAAGGACAACATATATCCCAAAGATGCAGATGGTAATAACATCTATCCACCAGCAAACTTTAAGGTATGGCCAATCTTTGATGATAAAGAAAGGGCAGAGTTGAAAGAGATTATGTTGGAAGCCTTAAAAGAGTACCATGAGAAACCTAATTATTCACCATATAGATTAGACGAGTTACAAGAATGAGACTAGGTGTTATGTGTTCTGGCAACGGAACCAACTTCGAGAACATAGTTACCAATCCATTATGCAACAAACATGAAGTGGTGTTGATGATTCACAACACTAAACAATGTGGTGCTGTCAAACGAGCAGCGAAATGGGGAATCCCTCATGTCAGGATACCTCATAAAGATGAAGATAGAATGATAGAACTCTTTAAGACTTGGAGAGTTGATCTTATTATATTGGCAGGATACATGAGAGTAATTAAAAATCCTGCTGCTTTCCCTGCTCCTATCATTAATGTTCACCCATCATTACTACCCAAGTATAAGGGATTGAATGTAGTTGAGAGGGCAATGGAAGCAGGTGATAAAGAAACAGGATGCACTGTTCATTATGTGAATGAAGAACTTGATGGTGGTGAAATAATTCTTCAAGGAAAGGTTCCCATATTACCTGATGATGATATAGAATCACTAACAAAGGCCATTCAAAGAATGGAATATGGTATACTACCAGCAGCAATAGAACATGTTAAAAATTCTCTACAACTTAATCACCTGGACAATGCTCAGTACCAATTACAAAAATCAAATAATTGATATTTGTTGTCGTATGATAAGTACTGATGGTGAAGTCAGTCTTCAAGAAAGGATATGGATGAACAAATTATGCGAACATAATGAACAAGCAAAGAGAATTAGAGATGAAATGTTAAAAGAATAGAAAACTGTATCACGTTTTACAAATAAACTTGACTATATAGTAAGACTGTGTTAGTATTAACACATAACGTTCATCCTGATACATTCAGGACGCAAGTAAGTCACGGAACGGTTCGTTCATCCTCCTTCGACGAGGACGCAAATGACTAAAGGAACGGGGCTAAAAATCCAACTACTTTAGGAGTAAAAATCATGGCGAAAGTCACTTACCGTGGTGTCTCATACGACACTGATACACGCAAGCAAGTTGCAGCATCTCAAAAGGTTGTCTTCTTCTTTT